GTCGCTACGAACGTCCTACCAATATCATACATAAGAGGAGAGTCATTTTGGGGGACGGCTGAAGACCTGGTGTAGTGTATGTTAAAAGGATTCTCTTTAGGATCACATTCAATAGGATGGATCATTTGTTCGCTGGGAACAACCTCGTTAGACCAATATTCATTCAACAACTCCACTTTATCAGTGGGAGCTGAATCATTTGACCTGTAAGAGGTTTGTATCATTACTGCTCCTAAAGCCGAGTTAGTCCCGGATATAGCCATACCACTGGTAGGGATGTAGTGATAAACCATACCCCTGATCTTATATTGCTGGTATGATTTAGCAATATTAGATAACCACGGGAAAGTATCAGATAATCCAGGATTAATAGTGAAAACTCTTTGAACAGTGAATCCAACGCTACCATTAATGGTACCTAAAAATTCCTTATGACGGATAACAACACTTTGGTTGGTACTATGCATTGATGGGATAGTTCCTGATGCCTTAGCTACTAGTGAATTAACACTTACTTTGTAATCACCATAACCGAGCCATCGAGACACCATAGCTCCTAGTCCTGTTCCCAATGCAGTGCCAGCCGCAGAGTTGCCAAGATAACCACCAGCTACACCGCCACCAAGACCCCCCAATGTACGAAGAGCCTTGCCGATTGCTGTAACTTCTTGTTTATTGGTTTTCTTTTTATTTTTACGAGGTTTTAAAGTCACTGTTACAGTCTTTTTCTTAGCCATATTTGTACTAAGCTGTGTTTATAGATCACAAGCAAGCAGTATCTCAAGATCTGGCCAATCCACCATGGTAGTGAATTCTTTTACGTCTTTGAGAGCAACTTCAAGTGATGACTCCATGTCACAAACAGTAACACCATACCTATCATAGAAAAATTGTTCAGTTTCCTCAGTGAAATCATGGGATTCCGATACTAAGCTTTTGTAACGATAAGATAAATCATAATAAGCTGTTTTCTTGACGGTTCTAAGTTGTTTGAGACAAAACTTAGAGTACACCCTAAGAATTGGGACAAACTTACATTCTTTGAGGGCCCCCAGCAACATTCCTTTGACCTGGCCTTTGTTTAACCGAGTCAAAGAAAAGCCCATTTTAGGAAGCCGGCGACCTATCTTAGGTCCCAACACATAACCATCAGACACTGGCCAGAATAATGAAGAGCAGAACTCACAATCGTACCACTGCATAGTGATCTTAAGTTTAACCTCAAAACCCAAGCTAAGCATGATTGTTTTAATTTCTCTTTCTAATATTCTACGTGCCTTAGGACTAAATTGTTGTTCAATAACAACTAAGTTGTCATCTCCCTGAACAAGCATTTTATTGTTGTCAAGACCCAAAGTATGTAATACGAATTTGGTTACTACTCCATTAATTATGGAGTTTCCGCATGAAGTGTTCGGATCACCAGATTTACGTGTGTAAGGTACTTTATACTTAACACCGTGAGCCGTAAAACCGATGGTACGCGATTGTCTATTGAAGACAAAGGCGGCATCGGGATAATCCTGAATACCAGCGGCACAATAGAAATCATACTCGCACTTATGACTACCACACCCTTGGTGCGCGTCATAACGCGAATGATCAATCTCTATTATTGTGACAGATTTGGAGCCAAATTGCAATCTCCATTTACCTAATTCCTCAGCATTAAGACCACTTGTGAAACATAGATCTTTATCCACATTCCAAGTTGACTTAAGCATGAGGGAAAAGCTGGCCATAAATGGACCCAAACATACGTTGGCACGATGAGAAACCCCTTGTATACACCGGGGGTCGAACTCCTCGTACTCACCACCTTTCATAGTTAATTCTCTTTTAACGAAAGTGCTCCTAAAACAATCTTTAGATTCTATGGGATTCAATTGAAGTGATTCCAATGCCCTAATGTGATCTAGTCGACGTTTAGGAGGGAAACTAGCGTTCCACTCCTCGAAAGAAAGAGGAACAACAGGTTCCATTTCATCTATGTAGGTTTTCGCAAATTGCCTAACTAAAGTCCATACACCTTCATCTGGTGAAGGCACGGTCATAACCGCCCTGTTGACAACAGAAATATATTCATTGACAACAGAACTCCTAGGAACGACTGGAATGTATTGACTAAAGGTAGGCGCTATTGCATAAAACTCTCCCTTATCAAAAGAAATCTCCAAATCAGAAACAGTAACTTCCGAATTAAGCCTAATTTCCGATAGAGGTCTATCCACTTCTACGCTAGGTAACCCTTCAGGCCACGCTTCCTGAGCGTCACCTACTCCAGGCAATGAATTGCGGGTAACATCATATTCGGCTACAGTATTTTGTAAATCCTCGTACTCTGAACCAACATACCTGTAAGCTCCATAGGCGGTGGATAGCAACATAAAACTATATTGCAACACTGATGATCGGTCTACTTGCCAAGAAAACTTTTTAACAGAAACACCTCTATTATAAATTTTGTTTACCATATAAAGCATGCCCAGTCCCAACCCTGACAATGCTCCATATCGGGCAAGTTTGCTGTCCCATACACCCTCTAATTGCAGAGTCTTCTTGAGAGCAGCATAACGTCCGTGCATTCTATAACTACATAGTTTATTGAAAGCAGTAATTTCTTTCTCTATGGAATACACGAAAGCCATGGCTGCTCCGTAAGTTTTGCAATCAACGAGAATATCAGGAGGAATTTGGAGTTTGTCGAAACTACATGCTTTTTGCATATATCCTATGCACATACGCAATGACTTTTCATTTCGGTCAACCCCAATCATTTTAGCAGCAACCGTCTGGATAGCGCCTTTTGGTAACAACACCTTGCGATTCGTCCCATTCTTGCGAACCCAAACGAATTTGTAAAGTGAATGCACCTCCACATCATCAATACCTACAAATTCTAGTGTAGGTCTTAACGAATCGGCATCAGACAAGTTAACCACACCCTGTATGCACCCGGAATGATTATCACGACGGATGGACTCGACCAAAGGGAGAACGCTAGTTTTACGCGGAGACATTGAAACACTAGTCTTGACAAATTTAATTATCCAAGTGTCTCCTACTTGATACCCGTTCCATGCCATCGCTTTAGTGCCATCATTATAATAAGCATCAGCAAGCCACAACAAAGGGTCATGCGTATAAGGAGTCATATTACCATTGACTTTCATGTTGACTTCAAACTTGTCATCACTAGGTGCTATTTGGTAAATAGACTCATATCCTCCCTTACCTGAGTTAAAATCAGGGTTAAAATGAAAACCTCCATAGATATCATCAAATCTGTGTACCGTAGCAACTAAAATATTATTATTGCTACGATGGACGAAATTCAATATCTCATCCTTAGATAGATAATACAACGAATGAACAGCCAAATATGCATCAACAGGTTCGGAACAATTCTGAGCCTTGTTATTGCAAAAGTTGGCATCCGATCGATATTGCGATAGGTGGCGACGAAGTTGGTCTTCAGGACAAATGATTGGGTTACACGAATGAATCGACCGCCCAGCCATTGCATGTCTATTGGCATTTCCTCCAATATCCACGATCCGACAATCCCCAAAAGATCGTCGAATATCCCGAATTGCAATTTCCTCACACACAGCCCGTTCCAGAGCTCCGACAGGATGCGGGTGACTAGCGTTACTAGTACTCACAAACGTCCACTCCGGATATCTAGCCTTTAATGTCTCAATCAAAGATTCAGACATATGGAAAGCCCTTTTGACCACGTTTGTGGCCATGGTCTCCCCATTGCGATTCCTAACG